TAAATCTATAATGTGCGTCATTACCATCAGCACTAACAAATTTAATTTCTGTAGGAACAGTTTCTTCATTACGTTCCTGTTTTACAACTTCCACTTTTGCTGAATCATCATCAAAACCAGGATATTGTAAATAACCCTGTAAAACACCCATTCTGCTTAATCCAATAGTTGAATCAACAAAGTCAGGAACAGGATTGTGCGTTTCACCTTTAAAAATTACTGTTTTATCAGGATCAACAGTTTCAATTTCTGTGGATTCTAACGAACCTGTAATTTTAACCATTTCAAAAATACCCAAACCATGAGTATGTTTTAAAATGTCTTTAAAAATATCTTTAATTACCATATATAATCTCCAAGGAATAATATCTATTATACACTACTATTTAGAAAAGTCAAGATCAAATACACCATTTTCTTCGATTAAAATTCAAAAAACTGTTGTAAAGTTTTACTTTCTTTTGTTTTACTTAAATTGAATCCCATAGGACCCAACACATTATCTATTTTTTTATCCAACACACTTTCTTCCATACCTTCTTCATCAAATGGTAGGTCTTTAAACCATTTAGGTAAGTTGAGCTCGTCTGTAGGATATGCTACACTTGTATAACCCATAGGGTTATTTCTTAATTTACAAACAATAACTTTCATTCCATCATTAATAGGCAGGCTATATTGATCACTGTTTGCTTGTTTTAAATTGTTCCAGTTTATACTTGCTCTCACATGACCAGGAACCATATTGTTTTGCGTTTCGTTTTTTACTGCTTCTAACTTGTGAAGTCTGTAATTTTCAGGAACTTTTGCTTGTTGATTTACTCTCATCGTGTACATAGTGACATTGTTAGCACGTTTAGGCATACCTTTTTTCCAGGGGTCTAATCCTTTAAAATAATCTTTAAATTCCACAATCTTGTTTAACACATGATCTTCACCTAAACCATTAAGAGAATCTATTAAAAGTTCTTCCAAAAAGTCTTGTATAAATTCAGGAGTATCACTACGTTTAAGATCTAGTCCCATTGCTTTTAGTTTTCCGCCTTCAGGTTGATAACCCTCTATATCCAAACATTGTATAGCATAACGTTTCTTAGTTATAAACAATCCAGCACGACCAACTACTTCACGTCCTGCTTTCATAACTTGACCGGCTTCTAATGGAACATTGAATTTATCTTTAAGAAATTGAGGGAACGTATCACTAACTTGATTAGATATATGATCATAAAGTTTTATAGCACTTTCCATATTCAGTTCTTCCCCTTCAGGTAAAGCAGGAACGGCAGTAAAATATACAGAGTCAGTATCACCATAAATCACACAATCGCCCTGATAATCATATTCACCTGTCAGCATTTTATTAGTTTCTGCCGCCATATGTTTTGTAATACTTCTACCTGTTAATGTTGTGCTTTGTCCTATACGTTTATCATAAAATCTACAACCTGGATTTAATATTGCACCATACAAACTGTTCAAGTTAATCTTTTTAACCAATTGTCTTTTATCCCAAAACAATTTTTCTTCGTCTGTTGATGCTGATTTCTTTTTGGCCTGGAGTTCCTGTCTTTCAGAATACCAACGTTCAAGTAATCCAGGTACAATACCTTGAAAGTTTGTCTTGAATATTGTGCCATTTGCACTAATATTCCATGGTTGATCACTATTAAAAATTAAATTATAGACATCAGCACCAGTAACTTCATGTGTGCTACCATCTTCCATATCAAGTTTCATTACATGATCCACATCTTTACTTTTTACAAACTCAAATTCATTACTAGCAAATTTGCCAGCCCAGGCATCAGCAAAAGATTTCTTCTGTAATCTTAGAGCATTTGTTATTTCTTCTTCTGTGTAATCTTGACGTAGTTGCCCCACAATAGTTTCAGCCCCCATATTTAATGCACGAAATACACTGGGATATAGACTGTTCAAGTCCATGGAACCTATCCATTCATGAAAGCCTTTTTTAGGTGTTGCCACAAAGGCACCGGCGGCTGTGTCTTTTTCCGCCGCCTTGTTTCTGTCTGGGACTACCATACCACGCCTATGTGCTTCATTAATAATTGCTTGTTCTGTAGTCGCCACAGCACCCATTGTTACTGGAAGGAGCACCGTGTTATCATGTGCAATAGTGTTAGCCAAATCAATAAATTGAAGTTTTTTGTCCATTTTTGCCAACAACATAACATCTTGTATATTGTATTCTAAAAATTTTAGGAAGTCATGATTGTAAAGCCTATCTAAACTGCCTTCATATACAACCTTCTTTTCGCCTACTTCCATTTCACCAATGTAATCTAAACGATAACTATGTCTTTCTTCATAGTTGTATTTTCTATATAAGTTGAGATAGTCTAAATGAACTCTGCCTATAAGGTCATAACTTGTTGTTTCAGAACCATATTGTTCAAATGTTCTTTCTTTGGGTAGTTTGTTAAGCAAACACAGACGCCTTGTTTCTGCTTTACCCATAGTTCTAATAATTCTATTGATCACATAAGGAATATCATAACCTTCTGAATTCCAACCACTTAAAATATCAGCATCATCTATAATTGTGAGAAATGTATCCAACATCTCTTGTTCAGTTCTAAACAGCATAACCTCAGGTAAAGCCTTAACAACTTCTTGTGCCTGATCCCAACTAAGAGTTTTAGGAGGCACTGCCAAACATATCATAGCATCCATCCAATCCAAATAAACACCTATTGCTGTAATTGGTGTGAAAGGATCTTGCGGACTACTGTATCCTCGTTTAGGATCAAAATCTACCTCAATATCAAAAAATGCAGTTTGTAGTTTGGGAGGTTCAACACCGTTATAGTGTTTTGCTAAAGTTTTGTTTATGGGACGTATATCACTTTCATAGATACCATTGTGTTTATTTATACCCACATTCTTTTTAAAGTCTTTAAGATTTTGACAAACAACTTCAGTTACTTTATCACCATATACACTGGTGTGTTTACCTCTGGGATCTTTGTAATAAAAATTATATTCAGGCCTAAGTTCCTTTAGCACACGTTTGCCATTCACACGTTCAATGACTGTGATTATGTCTTTTGTCTGATCATGAAATGCGTCTACATAACTCATAGGCTATACTCTATTACTGTATATTATACAGTATTTTGTGGCCTCTGTCAATGTAATTTATAAGGTTTTACCAACAACTTCTAGAATTGTTTCCAATTCATCAAAGTTATCACGTTCATCAGTGAACTTGGCTTTATGTGCAATTTTAATTGCCTTCATTAATATACTGGGCTTGAGTTCCATCTCTTCTGCTATAGCCTTTACAGTATCTCGGAGTCCTTCGTTCAATGCTTCGACTTCAAATAGAACTTGGTCTCCCTCTTGAATTAATTTTTTCAATCTTGCGATTTCTTCTTGATTAAAAGTTTTATTAAATGCCATATGTTTCCTCTGTGCAATTATTTATTAGACTAAATTGAATTATAACAGAAATTTAGGTATTGTCAAGATAATAATTATCTTTATGCCATAACCATAAAACCAATGAATATCTAGTACCCGATTCAACGCCTTTAACACAATGAAACATATCACATGGAAACACTATTGCTGATCCTTCTCTTAAATTTTTAGGAGTAAATTCAGTTTCTGAATCTAAAAAGGTTAATTCTCCTCCCTTATAATCAGTGTTTAAAATTATAGACATGCTTAGTAATCTAAAACCTAGATTTGCAAAAGATTCTGATAAAAAATCGTAGTGCCAATCAAAGTGACCAAAATCTTCTGATTTATATTTTTTCAAAAATCCTTGTATTTTCGTTTGTTCCCAATCTATATCAAAATTAAAAATTTCATCGTTAGCATTTTTAAAAATATTCTTAATTAAACTATCATCTATATCATTAGGATCAAGTTGCCATGCTCTATGATTATTGTGTTTAACACCGTAGTTTATAGAGTGTAGACGATCGCCAGTTGTTGCTTTTCTAAATCCATCTTGTGAAAGTAATCTATCTATGAAAATTTTATCGACAGCATTGTGTTTGATATAGACATTATCCATATTATTATTTATTTTGTAAATTAAATTGAATATCTAATTCTTGTAAATTTAAAGGATCAGAAGTAGTATCTACTTCTATTTTGTAAACACTTTTGAAACCCGGTGGCTGAATGAATGCCAACTCATTAAGAATGTTTCTGTCTGTAATTCTGTTGCCTTTGTCATCATATGCCACATACTGATCTCCAGTATAGTGAACTTCTACGATCATACAAGTTCGCCCCAGCCTAAAAGTGCTGAAACATTAACACCATTACTAGCAGGACTGGCTACCACTGTGA